ATGTTCTACGTCTATTGTACCTCTCTGGCAACAGAAATAAATCTTAACAGAATTTATTGTGCCAGAACCAATAGAATGGTTTGGTATGTTATATAAATCTCTATAAAAAGCATCGTGATAATCGCCAATACGAGTAGTAAAACCATCTTGAGTTGACTCATCTAATAAAGTATAATGGTCTACTGTTAATGGGTATTGTTGTGAAATGCTTTCTTCATCTCCCGTAGCATTTGGTCTTAATATTTCGGTTGCCATATTATTTTCTTTCTAATCTTAATCTATAAAGTGAACTATCGACCTTTGATGCTGCTTTTTCTACGTCAAAATCCCATCCATTATCTTTAAGTTTTTGAAATTCTTTTGTAGGATTTTCAACTATTTCTGCATAATTTAAAACTGTTAAACTTACATTATCTTTACTCTTAATTTTTTCAAGAATGCTGTCTATTACTAAGTCATAAAATTCTAAAATTGTTGCACTTTTACCCCAATGACCACCATTAGGGACAAAAGATGCCATAGAATTTCTTATTTCATCAGGATTTCTCTTTAAAAAAAGAATATTAAAATTAATATCACTTGGTAACTCCAAAAGTAAACTATAACCAAATTTTAATGCTTTTCCTATATACAGTGGTAAATCATTTACATAACCAATAGGTGAGGCATAGAATCCATTTGGGTTAGGCGGATATTCCGAAGTATTATAATAATCATTAAGAAATTCTTGATGAAGATTATACGCTACTGGTATTCCACCAGCCTCAAGGCACCTCATCATCATTGAGCTTCCTGACCTATGTATATTTGATACTAAATAAATCATATATTTATAAATTTACATCCAGTGATTAAAAATATTTCAGCTCTTAACTTATTCACATCAGGACAAATAGTAGAAACAACTACATCAAATCCTTGTTTTTCCAACACTTTAGCTAATTTAGCAATACGGATATTGTTGTCGAATCTATCTATATCAGAAAATCCAAACTCGGTAGAAACGCTATTTCTCATTTCATCTCCATCAAGATTTATTGCATTCATCTTACTACATAACTCCTTAGCTAATGTTGTTTTACCAGATTTTCTTTTTCCTGTTATCCAAATAATCATGTCTTTAAAATAAGTCTAAATATTCTGAACTAAAATTACTTTTTAATTTTTCCTTCAGGGCAATAAATTCTTCGTCATCACGAGATAAAATTCCCTGTTGTGTAACTCCAACCATTTTTCCAAATAAATCTAAATCTTTTTTATATTGTGTTTTTTCTTCTGATTCTAATATGATTTCTTCTTCAACGTCTTCGAATTCAGTATCTATGATAATTTCTTTTTGTATCCCATCTAAACTGTTTAAATTTTTAAGTTTGTTTTTGATTTGTTCTTTTATCCACTTAACCTCTTGTTGTTGATTGGTCCTAAAGATTTCAACAAAATCATCTTTAGTTTCAATGTTTTTAAATTGAATAGTAACAAGCAATATGCCTTCACTTATTTTTTTCTCTTTAATTTTCGCTGTGTACTTCATATTTTTTATTTAATATATTATTTCCCCATAAATCACTTATATTCCCCTCCTCCCAATTTCTACAACTTCTATAACTTTTAAAATCTTCTGGCTTCCATTTAGAAGCACTTAAATTTTTATCGTGTCTTATGTCTATATTAGGTTCTTCTGAATGAAAATGCTCTGAATTACTATCTGAAAATCCTCCTCTTTTGATACTCCGAGTTCCAGGCTCATACCCTCCGTTGTGAAATCCATTCTTTTCAACGTCTTCTACTCTGTGTTTGAATTCTTTTATAAGAGTTTCTCGATAAGCACATATCTGAGAAAGAGACTTGTGATCAAACTTTACTGCAAATCCATCTGCCAATCTTACTCTCCAAAGGTTATCGTTATAATAAAAAACATCTTTCTTCTCTGGTCTGAAATTAAAATGTGATGGGTGATATAAGACGTCATGCTCACAGAAAAATATAATGTCTGAATCGCTTTCTTCCAGGGCTTTTAGAATTTGTCGAAACATCGTTAATTGCCCTCGTTCTCCTTTTATAACAAAATTCTTACCAAAGTCCAATGGTTTTAAAGAAGTGCTGACAATAGGTAAGCCTGATTTGGCGATTTGTTTTCTGCATTTACGAGCTAGTTTCATGTTTAGCTGATTGTCAGTGTAATAAATTATCCCTGATGATAGACCCTTCTCTTCCCCTTCTAAATCCCAATCTGGTGGATTAAACTTTTCTAATAACCAACTGAAAGGGTGAATCGCTTTGCCCCAATTATCACCTATAAAAAGTTCTCTAGAGAGTTTTCTATTCTCTTCTATCTTGCTCTCTGGATTATTGTAAGGAAAAGAAAAGTCCCCTCCCTGAGTTCTGAAAAGATGAGCATACCAAGTCTTCTTGTTGCATATTACTCTTCCTCCAGATAACCATGTCTTACAGGCTACTTCTACCCCTTGCTGCCCCCAGCTATTGAACTTTTCACTACAAACATCTAATTCCCAGTACTTTTTTCTAGTCATCATGAAACAAGATCCTTGTAAACTCATAGTCTCAACTAAATCTCCTTCTTGCTGTTTCTTGTAAGCACCCCAATACTGAAAATGAAGGGTCTTGTCGAATCTAAAGGCTGTGCTATTAGGAGATGGATTCGGTTCAAAATACACCACTTTCTCAAAATCAGTTTTATTACCACAATCTTTATTGGAAACTGTTTTTCCATGATTACCTCCACCAGTTTGAACTTTGCACTCCGTTGGAGTCGGACCTTGATACCATTCATTTCCACACTTCTTGCATTTCCAATTAAAGGCATGCAAATTTTTCATTACTGGAACCATTGTCCAATCATCTTGCATATCTGCCATCATCTTAACATCAAATCCTTTATCGAAAGCACAATGAGCATCAACTTTCATTACATATTTTGCCCTTGACAGCTTACAAGCATTGTTGGTAGCCACTCGTTGACCGACACTCTCTGAATAATGTAAAATAGTAACTCTGGGGTCATCTTTGATTGCAGGATTAGCCCATTCACCATCTAATACAGCTATTATCTCAGTCTTACCTTCGATATTCTCTAAAATGTTCTCGATTGTTTTTGCTAAGAACTCTTCCCCCCTAGCTGGAATTAATATTGACAAGTCCATAAGTTTGTGCTACATTTAATATATAAAAATTAACTTTAGAATATGGTAGAAAAAATGAGTCCATTACCAGTAGAAGTTTTAGTAGATTTTCCTTATGCTATTAAAAAAGTAATTGAAGGAAAAAGTATTCATAAACTTGAATGGAAGGATAAAAAGTTTTACGGAAAACTAGAAAAAGGTAGATTGCAACTTCATAAACCAGACGGTAAATTCTATGATTGGATTATTAGCGATGGAGACCTAGAAGGAACCGATTGGGTTATTCTTTGATATAAAAGAAACTAGGACACTTATCACCTCTAAATATAAATAGGGGTGATATTTTTTTACAATAAACCCAAGTATTTACAGCATCTTTCACGTCGATTGCTTTATCTGTATGTCTTCTGAAATAGTCATGACCTGCTACTATGCCGCCTTTCTTTACTTTCTTAGACCAAGCAGCTATATCTTCCATTACGAACTCTAAAGAGTGATTACCATCAATGAAAACAAAATCTAATGACTCATCTTCAAAATCTTTAACAGCATCCATGCTCCATTTCTTGATTATCTCACAATCGCAATCTCTAACTCTATCTCGAGATTCTTGCTCATATCCGATGAAATCTCCTCCTTTATAATCGTTATATCCTTTATAATCCTCCCAAGGATCGATTCCAAACATCTTAAACTCTTGACAGAGATTCTTTAGGAACTGCCCTCTGAATACTCCGATTTCTGCTCCTACTTTAAAACCTAAGTCTTTAAATAGAGGTGCCATTTCTTTCCACCTGCTTTTTGGGATGTTTACTACTGGGGTTTCTTTTAGGTTATATCTTTGTAGGATTTGTTGTTTTATTGACATTGTATTAATTAGTTTTTAAGAATTCATTGAGTTGTTTGATAGTGGTATTTTTTACTCCATATTTTTTGTGAAAGGCTCTGTGGGATTTTTCAGATAAAGTAATCCCGTTCGATACTTCTAATCTTAATTTAGGATAACTTGCAAAATTTCTAATGTGATGTGGATGTAATATTCCACCCTTCACTTTTGTTTTTTGGCAAGTCCAATTGTCTCTTAAAAAAACTGCTTCTCTCCACAATCTATATTCTATGCTTTTCCTTATCTTTTCGTTTTCTGGGGTTATTCCGCCTTTCCATCTAGGACTTTTCTCCCCTCTTCCTTTATACTTATATTTTGGTTCTATTCCTCTAGCCTTAAGTGTTTCGCTCATTTTGATTTTATCTTCCTCTTTCCACTTTTTACCTTTGTTCCAGGGAATAAATCCTTTCTGAAAAACACTCTTCTTCTTTATTTTTTCTTTGGTTTTTTTAGAAACAAAATGACCCATCAGAGATTCGCTTATTTTATCTTTAGTTTTTTGTTTCATCACTCTTTTTTTACCAGTCCAATAACCTCTGTGTCCTTTTTCGAATGTCATAATTTATTGATCTTTATATAATATCTCTTTCCAATTTTCTGGCCACCCAGGTAGTGGAGAAAACTTTTCTATTATTTTTATGAAAAAATCTTTTTCTTCGATAACCCATTTCTGATAAGCATAAGCATAACTTTTTCTTGTCATATCTTGGCTCAAAAAGTACATTCTACCGTACTTTCGGCCTTTGTGTAAATGATGGTAGCAACAGTTCTTATTAGTCTTTACTGCTCCTCCATTCTTCCAAGTTTCCATGCAAACCTCTTCTGATTCTTGTCCCCAATTCTGGTATTTATAGTCCATAAAACCTCTTTCTTTGAACCATTTTTTAGTCATAAACCAACAACTAGCTTGTAGACAAAGTGTATCATCAATCATAACATCCGCTCTCTCTCTGCTCTTAGCATCCCACTTAAAACCATGCAACGACCTCGGAGTAAATTTACCTGGGAACATAATATATTCATAATCAATCGGAGGTCTATCGTCAGATTGCTCCTGTGAACACCAGTTCTCGGCATCTAAGCGATTTCTACGAGGAACCTGTACCCAATTAGGCTGATGGTCCTTAATCAACTGCTCATCGAATCCTTTTGACATCATACAATGTGCATCCAGGCTCATAACATATTCACCTTTGCAAACTGCTACCATCGCATTAATTCCTTGTCGTTTTCCGAGACCTGTTTTGAAATGAATATAGTGGACCCGTTTATCATGAACTACTTCTTCTTCTGGTATATCATACCCGTCTAGTATAGGGAATATCTCTATATCTCCAGTAGCTTTCTCTAAAACATCCTCAATAGTTCTTTTTAAAAAAATCTCATTTCTTGATGGAATACAAATGGACAATGTGCTCATAGTTTTTATTTAGTGATATCATTATTAACAATAATCGTTCCTTTACCGACTGAATTTATTATACCTGAACTATAAGTTAGCTGAATATCCCAGTAATAATTCCCATCCTCTATATCGGTATCAGCATGAGGCAATAACACCTGTGTCAATCCGCTAGCTGGGACCAGGTGGTCACCAGAATCAACAGTAACCGTTAATAAAGCATCGACATCTGTCGGAGCTTCTCTTACTGAAAACGTCAAGTCAGCAGTCGTTATATCAACTACGTCATCATTCTCATCAGTAAAAGCACAACTTAAAAGAGTGTCGTCTCCTCTTATAATCTCTAGTTTCTGAGACATATTTGTAAAAATTAATTATAAACTTTAATCACCCACGAAAATATGCAGGGGAAAGCATACTTTCTATGAGCGAACTTAAATCCATTATTAAACACACTCGCTCCAACACCTAGGCTCTCCTACTTTTAAAACTGAATTAACTCCTTTCACTACACCAACTACTGCAAATAACAGAACAAATATTATTATTATTCCTGTTATGAATGTTATAGTGTTTTTCTTGATGAGTTTATTTAATTAGTTATAGGGTTCTATCCATAAGCGTACCTCAATTATGTCTGTATAAAATGATTATTAACTAAGTTGGTAGTTAGTATATATTCAGGCTTAAATATATACTAACTTTTACCTCTTTTCAAATACTCCATTAGTTACAATCCATTTGACTTCTTTGTCACAAAATCCTTTAGCAAAACAATCTTTGCAATAAGAATATCCGAACATTTGACCTGAAGGAATACACCCGACTTTACCATCAACAATAATTTTGTCTTGCTGGTGAAGTCTTGGAGGGAGTGTAGCTATGAAATTAGCTAACTCCCTCGCAAGTTTGTTATGCTCGCTTGTTTGTTTTGGTTGCTCTTTCAATCTCCGCTCTTGTTTGCGTTTTTTCCTTCCCATGATTCCTCCTAGTTAGTAGGGAGCAACATTGTTACTCCCTTTTTGATTCAGACATAATTAAACTCCTAATATTCCTTCCAGTTTCAGTAATTCTTTCTCAAGTCCAGCTTCAATTTCAGAGGGGAATTCAAAGACAATATAGTGCATCTTCGCCAAAACATAGGCTCTGATCTTATATTTGTCATTCAAATACCAGAAAGAGATAACCATTGGAATTCCATTCAGCTTCTTAACCACGACAACAATGAACTTAGGGTGCTGGTTGTCAACGTGTTTCAGAATAACTGTTTTAACGCCCTGGTTTTCATCAAAAGAAAATACAACGTAATTCCTGTCGATGTAAGCGGGGTTTACATGGTCATTAAACTCACAAGCATTAGCGTGATAACCGCTAATGAGGATTGCCAATACTAATGTTGCGATAATTACATATACTCTTCGCATAATATTAACCTCCAGTTGTAGATTATAAGACATTTCTCACACATCACAATGATGTGTTTCTTGTTTAAAACAACCATGTGGTAGTCAGTGTCCTGGCAACAAGGACAAACTGAATACAGATTGAATAGATTTTCCATTTGTCAGTCCTCCTTGTTTCATTCCACATTATTTTCCAACAACGGTAACAATGCCACTTTCCCTTATAGGGTATACTGGCAAAGTAATCTCCGCAACTACATAGTCTTGCTTTCATTTTAATACCCCCAGACTAAGCGGTATACTGCTGCCATCATGCCTAAATAAATTAAGCTAATGGTGATGATAACCAATACTGCACACCATTTATTCATATTATCCTCCTGCAAAATGCACGATTAATATTCCTAATATAATCAACGGAACTCCGATAACTATAATCATAATCAAGGCGGAATCGCCATACCATTTTCTCATGTTTTCCTCCTTTCAAAGAACTATTTAATTGCTTCTTTTATTTCATCTATCGACTTTTCAATGTTTTCTACTGAGGCAACAAATCTTGCTACTAGCAGCTCCTGTTTCCTTTGCTCATCTATGACCTTTTCATATCTTTCTGTATATAAGTTAGTCTTTCCGTTTAAGTGCTTGATAGAAGATTCAACATCTTTAATTCTATCGTTAGCTCCTACGAAAAAACAAACAATCGATATAATAATTATTGCAGCTGTCCAAAGTGTTACCCTTATCGGATAATTCTTAAGGGTTTCCATTACTTCTCGGTTAAAATTTTATAAACATTTCTTAAGGTTGCTATAAGAGACGATTTTATAGCTGGCACTAGAAAAACTAGTGTAAAAACATCGACCCCTTGCCTATCTGAAAAATACATGATACCTAATAATACTGTTACGTATGTTTTGGCAAATGAATACAGATGAGCCTTAACTTTTTCTCTGTTCATATTTATTTTTAAACAATTAATCCCCAAATTTTAATTAAAAGTCTTTTTGCATCTAGCATTAGTTTGTACAGAACGCTTCTTTTAGATAATGCTATTTTTAGATCAATTACTTCTTGATTTTTATTGGCTAATTTCTCTAGCGTTTCTTTATTGTCAATATAAACTATTTCTGGCTTTTCGTCTATCTTTTCTTTTAATAGTTTGTTGACAGCTAAAAGTTTCTCTTCTTTCTTTATCACTTTATCTCTTAATCCTCTTATTTCATCGGAAGATGTAAGCTTTAAAGAATTAAAACCATTAGAGATAGCTTTCCAAACATTACTCAAGTCTTTGGCAACTTCTTCCTGAATCTTTTCACTTCCCATCTTATCTTTATATTCTTTTTCAGTAATGTCTTCTATTGAATCACGAAGTTTTGAATCTATTTTGTACATAGTTGCGTTTAATTGATTAAATAACCATTTTTTTGTTATAGCGTGTCCAGGACATGATTTTGCAGAATAATCTCTATGAAAATGAATTTCTTCTTTAGTGATATTCAATCTTCCTTGGAGTGCTTTGACAACTGCTAAAGTGTTTTCTTTGGTTTTTCCGCTCCAAACCTTTTTGTCATAATTTCCAACTACTTCAATTCCGATAGAATAGCCAGTTTTTAATGTTCCATTACCTTTTCCTGCGTGTATTCCGACATCATACATATCAGTAAAGAGCCAAATACCGTCTTCGGCTATAAACAAGTGCGGCCCAGCTGACCAACCCTTGGCTTCGTAAAATGTTTTAAGTCCCTGAATAGTTCTGCTCCCATTCCAAGTTTTTACTGTTGGTAGATATGTGTGATGAATAACTAAAAATGTTGGAGGTAATGTGCCAAAATCTTTTTTAGCAACATACTTCTCAAATTCTTTTATTGATAATTTTTTATTAACTATTTTCATTGTTTTTTTCTATGAGATTAAAACCGACAACTGGTTGAATTTGCACTCCATGTTTTTTACAAATATCTTCATAATCCTTCATAAATTCATCTTGCTTCTTACCAGTCACAGAAAAACTATATCTAGACTTATTAAGTTCAACATATTCCTTCCAATAATGGTCAACCACCTTAAAAAATTTCTTTAGAAAAAAGTTTTGTTTATCATTGTTAATTTTATCAGCAATCTTTTTTATTTCATTCATTTGGATAAAGACTTATTAGTTGGTCTCTAATTTTTGAAACTTCTTCTAATTTTTTATTAAGAGTTTTCTCTTTTTCTGATAAAAGAATCTCCTTAGTCCTACTCTCTGCTATCTTTTTAACATCAGGAACAGGTTTAGCAGGAGCAACTTTCTCTTTTTGTTCTTTGAGGCCCATACCAGAACGTTCTTCTAGCTGGTCGATGTCTGGTTTCATAGTTCCCTTCTTAACACTCTCCATAATAAGGTCAGTGATGAATTTCTTAGCTTCCATTGAAAGAGGCTGATAAGTAAACTCGGCTTTCTTGTTATTAGGGAAGTTATACTCCAATAACTGAGGGATGATATAGGCGTTGATATAATCAACAATATTATCCATCATTCCCATTAAGTTAGTGTAGAATACCTCAATCTGAGCAGAACCAAGAGAGTATGAACCACCTTTACCGCCACCTAACGCAAGTTCTGGCAATAGCAATCCTTTGGTTATTTCAGCATCGAGTCTATCCAAGTAATTTCCGAAATCGAAACCTCTCATCTGAGACTCAATGTATTTAATATCGTATAAAAATTCTTTGCTATCTGTCTCTCGGTCTGACGGAAGTTGAGCCGAGGAATGATTCCTAATATTGGCAATGATGTCCTTCATTAAATCTTGAGCTGACTTTGCATTGCCTTCTCCATCTTGGACTGTCGCACCTGCTGGAGCACGTCCAACTATTAGAGGTTCTCCGAATCGTTCGTAGTATCTATTGGCAAAGGTATGAATCTTCTCATTATACCACCAAGGTTTGTAAATTTTCTTTAGCATTGATTCTCCGTAGTGATTCCCATTTTCTTTTCCGTTAGTATACCAAAAAGAATATTTTGGATCGATATCTTTCTTGTCAGTAGAAGATTCCTTCCTGTAAACAAATCCATCGTAATTACCATACTTGTCAACCTTAACAGTACAGTCGTCAGGATTTAGGTCTCTTATTTTTTTGTAAACATAATATTTCTTCCCATTAATTTCTTCAATCGTAAAAACCTTCACGTTTGGTGAGTATCCATAAATGTAAGCTTTTGAAGTGGACCTAATCAAACTATTCCAAATCTTAGAGATAGAATGAGTTAGCACTTCTTTAACTTCTTTGTCTTCAGTTTTAACAAACCAATCAATTTGTTGAATCGAATAAGAGATGATAGCTAGAGCAGCTGACACCTGGTAATGCTTGGAGATTTTCTTATATGTTGATGAAGTAACATTGTCAGGGTTATAAACTGTTTTGTCTATGTTAAAAAAGTTAGATACTCCGACGGTAGACACTAAGTCTTTATCGATACTGACTTTTTTTGTTTCTTTTTTTTTAAATATATTCATAGGTTTTAGAATTCCCTCTCCTCACCAAAGCTAGGTGAGAAATCGAGAATACGAGAAGTATTAGATTTAGAAATTGTGAAAAAAACTCCGCAAACTGCATCGGCACAATCTTTAGAAAAATTAGGTTCATGGTCTATTTTCTCCCCATTAACCAACTCTAACCTTTTTAATTCATCTGCCAATAGAGGATACTTATGACATCTTATTCTTTTCTCATAAATTGCTTCTTTGAGTTTATCATAAGGGTCCATAGTTTTATCGACTGAAACTATTTCTGCGAAAATGCCCCTACTCCTGAAAGTCTGAAGAATATCAACTGAGTTCCAAGAATCTGATGTTATTCTTTTAAAATTGAATCCTTTATCTTGTAAAAAAAATACCAACTGTTTAACATCACTGAATATTATTTCTCCACCAGGAGGAGCGGTTATTACCATGGCGATGTCTATTTCTACAACTGGTTTATGCTGACTATCTACTGTTTCCCAACCAGCAATGTGCCCGACAGCGAAACCCAGCCTGTCTCCCTTGGAACGATTGACTGCTAAATCCAAATGAGCAAAGTAAGCTAGTTTTGGGTCTCCTTGTATATTTTTAGTGAATCTAGCGAAAGAACCAACCTTGTCTTCCTTCTTTGTAAACAATAATTCCTTGTTTGTAAACATCTCGTCAACTCTTTCATCTAAAGTTATGAACGGTTGTTTGGCTAAACTAGGTCTAGCACCAAGGTCTCTGTAGGCTCTTTCTGGGTCAGCTTTAAATCTAGCTTGATATTCTACGGGTACTTCTAGTTCTTTATATTTGAAACTTTCTCCTGATAAAATACCAGTGTCTAATAAACTATCCCAAGTCGGTACATGAACTCTGTATCGGTTTGGTGTCCCCTCTGAATTACGATACATATTCATCATAAACCCTTCTATTGTTTTCGGAGAACCAATAATCCCTAGAAGCCCTCTGTCCCTGAAACGAGAGACAATACGATCTTTGATTGCGTTGTAGCCCTCAATCGCATCGTTTCTTGTTTTGGTGACAGTATAATCATCTCCCTCATCAATGATAGCTGTAAAAATATTATATCCAACAAATGTCGTATCTTTTGAGTTTCCAGGAATCAAATAAAGATTCTTGGCGAACTGCATCTCCGTAGTTATCCGAGGATTAAACTTGCACTTACGCTTAAACCACTCTGAATTACCCATTCGAGCTTTTACTTCACCGAAGAGCACATCTCTAGCATGAGATTCATTAATACTCATAAGCATCAAGTGAATTGATGTTCCAGGAGCTAGACCGAAAAAACTTTGAGGATTTTTCAAAACCATTAACCTATATAACTGATAACAAAGTACAATCGATGATGTGAAATCTTTTCCCCAACCAATTCCACAATTAAGGACAAATTCTTCATATTTCTTTTCTGGGTCAAATATATCAACTAGTCTTCCGAGGACCCTCGGTCTACAACCAAATCCACGCTTCCCTCTGGTCATAAACTCCAATCCTAAATAATATTTGTGTGTTACAAAAGTTTCGATGTCAACTGGTCTTTCTTCGTATTCAGGGTTCTCTAATAGCCACTTAACTTCCGCTAGCTGTGCTTTGTCGGCAGTTTTCAAATAATCAATCGTTCTTTCTTTCATTGTCTAGTTTATTATCTATAAACTTTATGGCTTTAGCTCTCTCTTCTTTAGGCAATGCGTTAATCTCATCAGCTGAACTTAACACAACATTATATTGATTATTCTGCTGAAATAAAGGATTCTTCTGAGGATTAACTATTTCGTGAATAATCTTACTACTCTTAACTATATTTAATGCTAGTGTGCTAATTTTGCTATCCAGCTGTTTAGTTTTAGTAATAATCTTCACCTCTCCATGTGCATCTACTATCGCAGATTCTTCTTCTCCTCCGACATTCTCGCTCTTGACTGCTCTATCATAACGACTCTTTTCTGAGTCAACTATCTTAGACATCTCATTCGCAATAAGCATAGGATCTCTTGTGTTCAGACTTTTGCAAAGCTCACTGGTTTCTGCTTTGATGGAACATATTCCACCTTTGATTCTTTTTTCACAGTTCTTTTTTTTACAATCGTCACACAATTTGATTTTTTCCATACCATATAGGTTATTGATAAAATATTCAGAATGGATATCTGCATTCCTTGATTATTGAAGAGCAAATCTGTTTTATGGGTAACATAATAATTAGTCTTTCCTTCTTCCCTTAATCTCATCCTTTGCTTAATCATGTAGTACCTATCTACGTAACAAAGAAACTTTTTAGGATAAAATCCTATTTGTCTCCAAAGACCTCCCAATAAATCAAATCTGTAATACTTCATGCTAAAAAAAATATGTTTCTCAGCATCAAACGGATAAGTAAAGTTTTTCTTGTATCTTCTAGTCCGTATCTTCCGCTTAACCCCGTCTGGTAACATAATACCCTCTCCTGCAAAATGATTTAAAAATAAATGTTCAAAATCGAATAATCCAGGGAAATTACCGCCGAACTCTAAGTCTGAAGAAAACCAAGATAACTTTTTCCCTCTAGCTATTAATTCCCGTATAACTTCTATATCTGTAGTTTCTACTGCTATCCTAGTAGGCCAAGTATCCTTACCTTCCAACATATCCATCGTAACATTCCGATAAAAAGGTATCTCTTCTGAAATATTGTCATTTTTGAAAAATTTGTCTATCTGGCTCTCTATTATGTCATAAATAACAATTTTATTCTTATAACAAATAGCAATATGCTGTAAAAAGCAAGCTCCGCAAACTCTAAATATCATAGCCTTAACAGTACTGATATTATTTAATTTACTCCCAGTATACGACAAATCAGTGGTGGCATCAACGCACAACGACTGAATCCTCATCGTTCTTACCAATAACGGAAGCTTTTTTTTTATTCTCCAAAAAATCATATTTTTCAAAGGACATCACAGCAATTATCGGGGTTTTCCTGAAACAAACGATGATTGTCATACCATCCTCAATTAAATGTCTATGTTTGCTGAAGTTGTTTCTGAAGTCTCGAATGTTTAATCTCAGCGTATTTTTTTTCTTGGCGTTTGTCAAGTTTTTTTCTTTCATTGATTCTCATTAATAAATAATGGTATCGCATTTTTTCTCTTTTCATCTTTCTGCTATATCCCCCCATTCTCTTACAAAAAATCTTGTCTTTTTTCATATGTTCCTCACAATCTTTACACTCAATATTAGTACAACCATAATGTAGAGTTAAAATATGCTTGCATATCGGACAAATTCCACCGTTATTAAAATAATGACTGTAATATTCGGATAAAATCATATAATAACCATAAACATAATAAATAAAATTATCCAATTAATTATCCACCATCCAGCAAAATTTTCAGAATCAAGAAAAAAACAAGAAATTAAGGCCATTGAAAAACTTAAAATAGTTATTATAAATGACACAGCTACTACAAAAATTACACCTAAAAATAACATACTAACCGAATTTAGTGATTAAAAGTTTGTTCAATCCTTTAATATAAGCATTAATACCATTTATTTGAGCAACGTTCTCTTCTGTTTCGCCTTCTACTTCTTTCTGAATCAAATAAACACACAGCTGTTTCTCATTTTGCTCAATAGAACTAATCAAAACTTCTTTCGCCATTGCTTGATCCATATCTTTTAACTCAACATTTGCTTTAATCTTGGTCATAAATTTATTAATTTAATTTTTAACTTATACAGCTTTTCCTCTATCTCACTAATCTCTTTCTCCAGTTGTTTCACCTGATCCTGAATAGTAGGATAACTAGCCTCCTTCTCTAACGCATTTAACTCTTCTATCGTTAACACCATAATTTTAAAAGTTACCGAATAATTCCGTACAAATATTTTCATAACATCCTACCCCCATCACAGTATAGTTCTCATTCAAGATGTTATCTCTATGTAATTTGCTCCCCATCAACGCTGAGTGGGCTTCTACATAGTTATCATAGTTCTTAACGAGGTTTTCACCAACTACAGTGTATTGACCGCAGGAAGCTACTATTTTGTCCCAAGTTTCTATATCCCCTGTCTCTGGATCTTTATGAGAGAAATAATCTCGGTTCACCATATCTTCAGAGCGTTCTGTAGCCACCCTCTGTAAGCACTCGTTCCATTTAAGATTATCCCCTCGCTCTTTCTTGGTTTCGAGAAAGAGACCGAATCCGTTGACCCTGTTTTGAGTAGAAGATAATTCTAAAACTGTTTCATCATAAAACATAAACATAGATGAAAAAGTAATGGCCCAGATTCCTATTAAAAATATAAATAAGTATTTCATGTTATTCGTTTAATTATTTCTTTTTTAATTTTCTTCCGCTGTTTTGTTAAAACATTAATCTGATAAATAAAATATCTATCATCATCTCTCTCATCTTCTCGCATCATTTCATTATATATACGTAATCTTCTAGGGATAACTACTAAATGATAATATATTAATTGAAAAATAGATGCTTTTTCAGTTTTTATATAACTAAATTTTATCATATAAGCTTTTTATTTTCGTGGATATTACCAATAATAACTTCTCCTTTGCAATCCCAACCATAATGTATTAAATCAGCTATAAGTTCCTCATCCACTAATCTTATGTCTTTATTTATTTTATAGCTAGTAAGTTTTAATAAATCTCCGTAGTAAATTTCTATTCCATTGTCATCTTTGAATCCAGTCGAATATTCTACAATAAATTTCTTATCATCATTAGCCTCATAACACCCCCAAGGCTTATCAACACAAAAAGAACCATCTAAATACATAGTGAAATCCGCATGGTCTATCCAAATCTCTGCTTCTTTATCCCAAACTCGCATTTTCATAAATCTAATATAATAAAAAAAACACTCGTTTTGTCTTCCCTCCTATCTTCGCAAAAAGAGGGAAAACAAAAAGAATGTTCTAACCTTGCGAAGCTATTAAATTTTAATGTACTACTCTATTATAGTCTTTTTTTTAATAACTGTCAAGAGTGAAATTGCTAAACTAAAGGGTGGTGTCAATGATTGATTATTTTATTTCGTCTAATTTAACTGCACTAATAAAGTTTTCATTACCTTGTTTTTTAAGTGCCTTTCTAATACTACCGTTTAAACAGTCCGATATATAAACTGCTTTGTTGATGATTTTATCATAGACAACTTGTTTAATTAGGTTTTTAACAGCTTCATCTTGCTTTTCAGGCAAACCTATAGCCTCTATTATTTCCATTATTTTACCAGTAACGGCATCTGGAGTGTGAATGCCTATTAAATAAGCATAACCATAAGCTTCTTTTGACTCTACTTTTTTCATATTTCTTTACTTAACTTGACACCCCCCTTAGAACCAATATTTATATATTCCTTCCCGTAACTTAAGCTTCCTATACATTATAACATTTTTGTTTTAGGTTGTCTAGAGTTTATTCTTGCCTCCGCTATCTTGCAGTAGTCTTCTTCTCTCTCAATTCCGATAAACTTAAAGCCTTCTAGCTTAGCTCCTATTCCTGTTGAGCCTGAACCCATATAAGGGTCTAGGATAGTTCCGCCTTTGGGAGTTATTAGTCGGCAGAGGTATTGCATAAGTTTGATTGGTTTTACTGTTGGATGTGAATTAACTCTCATCGTCTTTCCTCTTTGAAAAGCATTGTCTGCTTCTTTTTCCCTACCATCTGAAACCTTTACCTCATCAAACCCCTCTAGCCCTTTATTCCTTTCGCTCTTTGAAGCCTTGCTCTGGTATTTGAATCTATTACCCTCTCCTAATTCAAATGAACATTGTTTAAAGAAGCGTGAGGCAGATCCAGAGTCGTTGTGCCTGTTCTCTTGTGTTGAAATCCCTCCACCAAACATCTCAGAGCCGTTGCTATCGTTAAATGTCTTTCTTTTATCTCCTTTACTAGCAGGAAACCCCTCTACTACTTCATCAGAGCCATCGTGGATTAAATTTGCAGGAAATCTGCCACCATTAGAATTGTCATTATACCCATTTGATTTCAAACCTTTACTGAATGGATTAGTTTCACTATTTTTAGCTTGTGGTCTTCCTAAATTTTCATCTGTTCCAACCCTACACCCATCTATATTTATTCCACCTGTTCCATATTTTAATACATTAGAGGCTATTGTTTTTTCTTCTAAAGGTTTTCGGCAGAGAGTCCATAATTCCATAGCAGGTTTTAGTGCTGTTCCCCAACCTTCGTGGGGTGATGAGCCTTTGGTATCAGTTGTTTCTCTTGTTGGAACTCCACCTTTTTCAGCAGTTCTTTCGCTTGATATTCCTCCACTTCTTTGGTCTGGAACTTGTCGTGTTCCCAATACTTCTCTCTCATTCCCCTGTAATTTATCAACTGCCTTTCCTATGTTATGAGATTTAGGGAAGCCTGAGCCATAAATCCAAGCAACAATATCTCTTATTTCAAATCCAGCGTCTTCAAGGTTGACTGCCATTCTATGTTGAGTTCTAGTTCCACAAGCTACGAGAGCGTGTCCTCCTGGTTTTAAAACTCGGAGGCATTCTTGCCAGACTTCTACTTGCGGCACATCATAGTCCCATTTCTTACCCATAAAGGAAATTCCGTAAGGGGGGTCCGTTACGATTGAGTCAATGCTATTATCCTCTAGCTCTTTTAGTTTTTCTAAACAATCTCCTAATACAATCATATTACTTTTTATTTGTTAGTGTCCAAATATAGGGGAAAACACTTTTTTTGGTTGGTTGGAATGGCTTAGGTAAGGGATTTTGGGATTTTGAGATAAGTTAAGAGGAGGTTTTTCGGACCTAATTTCTATTTTTAGGTAGTTTTTAGTGGTTATCTGAGTAAATATGGAAATTTGTTTTGTTTCTATCAGTGGGTTTGTTTAACTTCTGCAACGGGGTGGAGACAATTATAAACTAAATAATAAATAGCTAGGTAAGAATTTAAATCTTACAGAACTCTTCGATGAGCTTTTCATCTAAAAGCGGGCTGTTATCTGCAAATATTCCTTAGATTCCTCTATTTCCCTAGTTTCCAGGCTAGAGCTGTCCCTTTTTTTCCATTTACCATTTGGCGTGGTTTCGGCTAACTATTGCAACCCATATCCTTGAAGGATTATCTCGTCTTACGAACTCAGGAGATTTTTCTCCGCAAGCTATTTATTGTTTAATTTACAAGGTTCTTCTCCATCTGAACTAAATGTAGCACAAGAGAGAAAAGTTGTCAATATTATATTATTTTTTTGTAGCACATTGATGTTTTTCAAAATATAATTATTTGAATGCAAGCACACGAAAATTAAACCCCCCACCCCTTTATGAATAAACACGTCGCAAAATGTATATTGTGCGACATCATTATAGCTAAATAAGGGCTTAACTAAGCCATTTCTTAATTTCCTTCATTCTCAAGCGTTAAAAACACTATATATAGTGGGTTGACATAGTGATGGAGTTATGGTATAGAACGAAAAAGAAAGACCGAAACGTCAGAAATTTTAGGGTTGATTTTAAAGCCTTACTGAGCGTCGGTAAGATATAGCCTTGGATTCTACGTTGTCGAAAAGTAAAAAAACAAAATAACA